CGAGCAGCTGCGTGGTGATGCCGCCAGGAAGCTCAGCCGTCTGGCCCTTGCGGTATCCACGCCACGCTCGGGTGAACTTAATCTTCGGCATTAGGGCACGCTCCATGCAGATTCAGGACGTTTGCCGGTGTTCGTAAACTCGGTAGTCCACTGGAAAACAGGGCCGGCGAGTTGCTTCCCTGGCCACGTCACGACGTACTCGCCGTGGCCCAGTACGACACGGGGCGAGACGAAGACACGGTTTCCGCTGTCTCGCCAGTTCCGCCACCACCAAATGTCAGGATCGACTCGCCCGTCGTTCCATGAGCCTTGCGGATCTGGCTTGCTCCAGAACCATGGCTTCTTCGCACGCTTGAGTGCGGCCGTGCTGATGACGGTGCAGCCAAAGTGTGCCGTATCTACTTCCTGCACAGGCTCGGCAAACCACGACGTAGGCACCGCCGTGTGTCCTTCGTCTGGAGGATCATCGAGCGTGCCTTTCAGCGTGAGCATCGGGCGGCCGTCTTCACGCTTTGTCTGCAGCCCTGTGATGGCATCGCATTGGAACGTCATCGCCATGGCGAAGAGCGTTTCCACATCTTCCTTCGTGAAGAACGTGTCGTAGTCAATCGCTAGCAAGTACTCGGCCTTGTCGATGAACTGTTCCATCACCCTGGTGTTGACTTGATCCCAGAACGCACCAGTGCCCATTGTGGGGCGAATGCCCAAGGGCATGAGTGCCTGGGCCCATGCGAAGTGATTGGCCGTAAACGAGAGCCTAGGCATCGACAGGATGGCTTCGACTCGGATATCGACTTCGGTGCCACCTACCTTGACCAGCATGCTTGCCTCAAAAAAGAGAGCGGGCGGCCCCGTCGTGGAAGCCGCCCGCTCAAGATTGCAGACTCGTCAAGCCGTCAGGATCACAGGCCGACAAGACCGATGATTGGACCGGCCACGGTCGAGGTGCCGAGGTTGGCGTGCGTGATCGCCACGCGAGCCACCGCACGGATCACCGTCTGGTCGCTCAGGAAGTTCACCTGATCGCTGGACGCGATCTCGATGGCCTGGCGGATGCCGTAGTAGCTTGAGTTCGCCATGTTCCCATAAAGGGCCATGATCGCACCCGTCGAGTCCGCACCGCTCGGGAGCCGGTCGGTGAGAACCACCGGCGAACCCAAGAAGGTCGGACCCATGCCAGCCGTCATGCCTACCGACCCGCCCTGGGCGAGGTCGAGGTTCTGCATGCAGCTAGCGAAGAAGTACGGCGAGCAGAACCACTTCGCACCGGCCCGGCTGTGCTGCGGAACCGCAGCCATCATCGCCAGCAGGTTGGCCTTGGTGACTTCCTCGGGCGTGTCACCGGCAGCCGTCACGAGCGACGCTGCGTAGGTGGCACCAGAGGAAGCAAGAAGGCCGCCCGTGTGGCTGGTCACGAGGCCAGCGACCGCAGGGGCGTTGCTGGGGTTTCCGCTCCACGCAGCCGCTTCCACGGCGTTGCTGAGCGTCAGCGACAGCTCGGCAGCGATCCAGTCGGCGATGGACACAATCGAGTCCTGCAGGAGCTCCGACGCAATCGTCACGGCCCCCGTGACCTTCTTGGCCGTCAGCGTGATCTGGTTGCTGGTCGGGTCGCTGGCAGTGATGGCCGAGTTCTCGTCGATCCAGTACGCAGTCGCACCGGCAGTCCGGCGAGGGAAGAGCAGCACGTCGCTCGGCATGACCACGTTGGTGGCATTCTGAGCAAACGCGGAATACTGATCCACCAATCGCACGACCACAGACGACAGGATATCAGGCACGAATGCCGATCCGGTCGTTGCGCCGGTCGAGCCCTGGGCACGGGCCTCGACGCCGTGGTCCTGGCACCACCGCTTGGCCTCCACGTCGCCGCCCTTGGCCTTGAACCACATGCCCACCGAGTAGGCGTCCTTGGCGTTCTCAAACGCACGGAGCCGGCCCGAGAACGGAACCGCTTCAATGCGGACCTTCTCGCTTCGCTCTTCCTTCACCTCGGGAGCGGGGGCACAGCGGTCAACCACCGTGCGGAGGTTCTTGGCAGAGTCCGCAACGCTTCGCTCAAAGTCGATCTTCTTGGCGAGCTTGGCGGCGTCAGCCGTCAGCGTTTCGAGTTCCAGATCGCGCTCGGCGATCTTGTCAGCGTCCTCGGACTCGATCGCACGCACGGCGTCGATCCGGTTGGCGAGCCTCGCCGCTTCGTCCTGCAACTTCTTGAGCGTGTCCACTGTGAATCTCCTGCGGCGGTATTGCCGATGGAGTCCACAGTGCCACTAGCGTGCCGGCCTCTTGCAGAACCGCACTTCAGAAACTGTTGTTTTCACAAACACCACCCCACGAGCACCGCACTTGGGACAACGCATGTAACGCTGACGCTCATCACCACACGGGCGAGATGAGCGGCACCGCAACTTTTCGCCGCAGGTGCAGCGGGCCTCAGACATTGCGGAGCCTCAGTGCCCACGCAGCAGCGGCAGCACTAATACCACGGCTCTTGGCAATCCAATCAACTAGAGCCTTGCGGTCTTCGGCACGCTCCTCGGTAGCAGCGGGCACTTGCGTGGCAAGCCACGCCTCGTAGGACCGCTGGGCCACAGTGACGCTGCTGGCGGGATAGGCCGGCGTCAGGACAACGGAAACGTCTACAAGCGAACTGACTTCCCGCACTTCTCTGACTGCGCCTTGCTCGTCGCTAGACCACCTGTCGCCCTTGCCCGGCTCAAGGCCGAAGGCAAAGCTGCTGCCCTTAAGGTCACGACGCCTGACCAGTTCCATCGTGTCACGCCCCACCTGTGTATCCGGCGGAATGACGGTATACCGCAGCCCCTTATCATCGCTGGTGAGCTCCAGCGTGCCGCTGGCTGACCGGCCGAGAATCAGGTCTGGGTTGTGATTTAGCAACGCCACCACGTCCTGCTTGCCGCGCTGGCGGTTAAGAACTTTATCGAACGCACCTGGCAGGATTATCTCGCGGAACTGCGATCCACCTTCTCGCAGCGGAAGGCTGAAGCGGTTGTAGACGGCGGCATATCCAGTCAGCACCTGCGTGCCGTTGGCGCGAGTCTCAATCGTGAGCTCAGCTTCTGGGCACTCGTCAAAAGCTAGGCAGCGGCGTTCAAGTTCCATCGGTCTGCTCCTGTTCTTCGGCCTGGTCCTCGGCGTCATCCTCGGGGCTGTCCTCGCTCTCGACGGCTGGCGGCTCGGGCATCGGCTCCGCTGCCGGCGGCTCTTCGCCCACCTTGTCGAGCGTCGTCATGTTGAGTTGCACAAAGTGCTTGTCACCTTCCGGCCCGATGGGGTTGAGGTTCTCAAGTTCTCGGATCTCGTTGATCGTCATCCAGCCGTTTTGCAGGGCCGAGACGTAGTAGGCCGAACGGCCAGCGTGATCGCCTCGCAGCATTCCAGAAACGCTGTGCTCCGCGAAATACGTCTCATCATCCACGATGAGGTCACGGCTGATGGCAGCCTCCCATCGCTTTAAGTGAGGCATTAGGCAGTACTGCACAAACTCAAGGCTCTGGGTTTCGATATTGTTAAAACTGCTTCTAGTGAGGTCTTGAATCATGTGCGGAGGCACACGAAACGCCCGGCAGATTTCGATGACTTGATACTGCCGAGTCTCCAAAAACTGGGCGGCCTCATTGCTGCCGCTAAGCTCGTGGGCCTTCACGCCGTTGGGCAGTACTGCCGTGCGGTGGGCACGATCTGGGCCACGGTGCATACGCTCCCACTGCTCACGCAGCCGCTCGGCCGCCTCTATCGGAATCGGGTTGTCGCTCTCCAGCACAATGCCGGGCCTTGCCCCGTTGCCAAAGTACGTTGAGCCGTGTGCCTCCAACGCTTGGGCTAGACCGATGGCATTCTGAAAAATCTTGTATGTGGGAATCGCCTTGATGCCGTCCTCGGTCGTGAACCGCAGGCAGAAAATCTGCTCCTGGCCGTAGACCGTCTGCCTGCCATTCGGCTCACGGTATATGTACCGCAGCGTGCCGTTCTCCAGCCGCTCCACTTCCATGCGGCTTGAATGCAGCGGCCACAGTTCCGACACGGCACCTCGAGCACCGGGCCGGATCTCGGCGTAGCTCGCACCGTAGTGCAGATACATGCCAGTCATCCAATCCCGAAATTCTTGAGCCGTCTGCCACGGGTTGGGCTGCTGGTGTAGGAGCCGATAGACCGGGTGGTTTGTGGCCTTCTGTTTGCCGCCGTTGGCCATACGCTCGTAGACGTGCAGCGGCAACGCCGAGACTGCGTCCGAAATCACCCGGATACAGGCCGTGTAGGCAGAGCAGGCCATCGAGTTGTCGGCGTTGACTCGGATGCCAGACGGCGTGCGAGACGGCGAAACCTCGGGCCAATCAATGCCCCGGAGATCAATCATCTTGAAGTCGGCGGCGGCGTTTTCGCTCATAGGGTGATGATGTCCCAGGACTGCTCGGGTGCTGGTGCCGTTGCTGTGTCGTAGAGCCCAAGAGCCATGCACAGGC